GAGTACTTTTTCTAATCCATGATACTAAACATCACGCCATTAAGTCAGAGAGATCCTCGCTGGAAAGATCAGCGACTAGGTATGAAGAATGGGACCACAATCGGGTCTGATGGTTGTGTAATTACTTCAGCATCGATGCTGTACACCTACTATGGCAAGCCTACTACACCCGATCAGCTAGATAACTTCCTGACTGACAATGGACTCTATTATGATGGTGATGGCAATGGCCCAATGAATGACAATCTGTGGATTCCCGGGAATGTTTCGAGATGGCTTAGTGGCATGAAGTTTGACAAGAGTATTCAGTGTCCGACAGTTGATGCACCTATTGCGGAGATAAAATCATACCTAGATTCTGGGAAACCAGTATTTGTATGGGTTCTCAACAATGGTGTCTGGCATTGCACCCTCGCTGTCGGATATGAAGGCGATGAAATTATAGTGAATGACCCATGGATTGGAGATACCGTATACATGAGCAAATGGGGTAAAAGCGTAGAGAAGATTCTCGAGGTTGACTTTTACTCTGGGCCAGTCGCTTCACACAATGATTCAGCACTTCAAGCATGTCTCACACAGCACACGGCTCTAGTGACCGAGATCGAGGCTGTGAAGAAGGAATACAAAGAAGCTTCAAATGCATGGTCAATCGAGCGTGCGAGCTTGAAACAGAATATAGTAAATCGTGATGAAACCATAAGCAGAGTTGAGAAGCAACTGACAGAGACTAAAAAGGCGTGGGAAGTCGACCGCGAGGCTCTAATCAAGACCATCACAGAAAGCGAAAAAGGGACAGCCACACTCAAGGATGCTATAGGTACTCTGGAAAAGAGACTTAAAAATGAAGAAGCCGAGAGACATGCACTTGCAACAATCAATGCAGAGCTTGAAGCGAAGAATGCTGGACTCCTAAAGCAGATCAGTGAAGGTGCGGTTGTGGATTATAAAAGCCTTGCGCTCAAGGAGAGAATCAAAATTTGTGTCGACATTATATTTGCATAACTATGGAAGAGAACGGTCCAATCACCATGAATACGATCAAAACTATATTGCCAGTGGCAACATCTGTCATTATGGTTGTTCTTTCGTGGGGTTCTCTTAATACAAAGATTGATCTGACTATCCAAAAGCTCGACACAATCGCCCAAACAGTAAATGAAATTAAACAAGAGCGCAAGGAATCAATTGGGCTGATGCGCGATAGAGTCGATGACAGAGATAAAATAATTGCGCAAATACAACAAGAGCTTGCTCGTGTAAAAACTATTATCAATTTTGAAAATAGACAATGAACACACAATCAGGAGATTTCGCAATTGCCACAGGAGTTGCTTTGTCTGTGACTGAACTGGTGAAGCAAGTTATCCCGGAATTGCAGCCGAGATTTTATCCACTAATTTCCCTAGCCGTTGGGGTCGTGATGGGATATTTGTTTAAGTTCGATCCGGTGACGTGTGTCATAATCGGACTCACGGCTTCAGGAACATATAGCGGTGCAAAGGCTCTCGTGAAGAATAAATAGTTTATAGTTACTACTGTACTATAAACCATTGACGTACCCGCTTATTCCTGTGATCCTTTCAAATTCTTTCCTGTCTTCTTCAATTATTTCCCGTAGTTTGTGTGTTTTCATATCGAAATCATTTGATGATTTGCTTCCATAATGGTGAACGATTGAATCCTTGATATATTCTGTGCGCTTCCCAAGCTTATTGACCACATACCACCCGAGCCACCAGTCAGAGTACCAGTGCCTCAAATTTGTGGGAAAATGGCCAATCTTTACGAGTTGTGCCTTCTCCATCATGAAACATGTACCACGGACATCAATGGACCCTGTACGAGCAGATTTTCCGTATGGTACACGATCTCCATCATCGGATTGAAAAGGGTTTGCGACAATCACATCTGGGCCCAAGGCATTGCACAAATAGACATCCCAATATTTGGAAAGAACAATGTCATTATTCAGGAATGCCACGTAGTCATTTTTTGCCATCTTCGCACCCGTGTTCCAGTTAGCAGTCACAAATGCATGAGTCTTGTTGAACACTTTCACAATGTTCGGTTCTTTCAGAGACTGGATATATTCAACCGTTTCAGCATCTGATGCGTCATCGATGATGATGAGCTCGAAGTAGTTGTATGTATTAGCATAGATCGACTTGATTGTTTTCTTGAGATACTTTACTTGATTGTACGATGGGAGAATGATTGAGAGTCTCGCGTCTGGAGTGGGTGTGATCTTGCCACGAAACAGGTCCTCAAATATATACACTTCGAATGATCTTCGTCTCTTCTCAAAGGTCTTACTGTCGGGGCCTTGGCACTCTCCTCCGAGCTTGTATGTCTCATCCATCATTGCATTCTTTGTGTACCAGTGCTTATGCTCCACAAGTGAATTTTTGCTTATGACAAATTCGCCTCTGCACATTGCAGTCTGCTCGGTTTCAATGTCGCAGTTGAGATGCTGGTATTGTGAAGAATATATGACATCTTTTTCATCGAATACCCCGGAGTGCGTTTGGATATATTCCCGAGATACAAAGAAGTGGGAAGCGTGTACTCCAGTCTTCGTGATGGTCCAGCTGTCGACAACTCCAATGAATCCGTATTTCCCAAAGTACTTACTGGCTTCTTTATCCCACCAAAGAGAAAACTCAATGTCATCTGATCCACAGAATATGTATTCCTCTTTTATATACCTATATCCAAGGTTAATGGCTGAAACATAAGTGTGTGGATAAGTGTTTAGTATCGTCTTCACATACGGAATGTCAGTAGGTATTTTGCTTGTTGTGTCGGTGTCATGTGGCTCACAAATGAAGTATATCGTGTATGGTAGATATGTTGTTCCAGCGATGTTATCTATGATACCCTGTATCCTTTCACCTCTCCCCAAGGTGGGAATAAGTATCGCAATATGTGGTATGTTTTCGGGATAATATAAGTGGTCGCAATGTCCTGATGGATTGCGAATATATGTATCTTGTCCACAGTTTATACACCTATTCTTTTTTGTCATTGTTATCGATTAGTTTTGAAATAATAAGGGACAAGGCGCCAATGACAGTCATTTCGAACGCTGGCTTGCCGTTAATAAGATTAAACAGGCCTGTCAGTGAACATAAGATTGATGTTATTTGAAAAATAGTTCTCATGATTATTTGCAATGATTTATAACCGTTGGAGCGAAAAACATACCCATGAAGAAGGCCATCGTCATTGACATGAAAATCAGAAAGACAATGGCCTGATCGCGGGTGATCATTTTTATTCAACCAGCTTGTAACTGGTAACAATCGGGATTACTTTCTTCTGGTCCTGATCAAAGAGACTCAATTGACCTGTTGCTTTCACATGCTCGTCAATCCATCCGAAAAGTGAAGATTGCTCGGCCTTCAAGGAACTCTTCTTAGAGTCAAGCTTTTGAACAATGTCCGAGATCTTTTCAAGGACCATTGCTCTCCTATTTTTCATGTGCTGATTAAAACTCTTTATCTTTTCCTTCAGGTCCATGAAATCCTTGTCCTCTTCAAGAGCGATGTTTATCTGGCCCTTTAATATTTTGATGTCTACTTTTGTTTGTCTAACAATTGCTAGAGTCCGGAGTGCATTTGCTTGGGCTGACTGTTCAGCTTCAACAACTTGTGCACTTGGGAATGATTGTGATTGTGTGTTCATATTTGTTATATTTTTTCAATTCTTCTAACTACCGAAAGCTTATTTTGCTTGATGATTTTCGCTGACTCTGCAGAGACATATGCTCTAGCTGATGCTAAATCATCGAACTCCTCACTGATTTCAAAAGCTCCATTGCGGGCTCCAGCGTCTCCATGAATCCATACGATGTATGGCTTTTGTTTCTCTATCGTGATATGTGTGACCATGTGTAAAAAATAATTAATAATTGCGCTCACTGCTAAATCCATAGATTCTGTTTTTGTCATAGTCATCGCACCGACCATAATCACCTAGACATGACAGCGTGCAAAAGTCGAGACCATCCTCGTGATACATGCTTCTCTTTTCGAATATTGTGTTCTTGTTTGGACATGAAGGGTTGTCACATCGCTTCATATACTTTTTGGGTTTGTATTTGTGGCTCATAGATATTTGAGATAACTTCTATTTGTATAAGCGCTCCATGGTGAAAATCCTTGGGCCCTCCACATCCCATATGCATGTCTAATATTCGATTCACAATCAAGGAGTGTCGAAGGGTCAGGGCGTCCGGGAAGATGTCTAATTTGTGCAACTCCGTAGCTCTTTCCATACTCGATACCGTCTTGCATATAGGCAAGTGCGCCATCACCTACCGCTTCACATCGAAGGCCAGACTCTGCAAAAAAGACAGCTGTCGCGAGTGGACAATCTGATCCGAAGTATTTGCAAACTATCTCTTTTACTTCGCTTTTTTCTGGTGTGAAAATTGGTGCACTGTATGCCTTTTTTGGTGTGGGTGTTGGTGTTTGCGTGGGTATGCTCGTCACCTTGGCATAAGGTGTGCGGATGGTCACTTTTCTTCTTATTTCTGATGCTTCTGCTGATGAGTTGAAGAGAAGAACGAAAAGCGCGATAAATAATCCTTGTTGCACATGTGAACTCTCGAATATCTTAACCACTTGTCGCTCTGCTTTTTGCATGACTTCTCTCACAGCTTCTGCAGCCTTCAGCGATTGCAATCTATCTGTGTATGCGGATGTGGCCCATACATCAACAGTCTGTCTGGTGATCGTATCGAATGTGTTCTTGAGTTTTCGAACAACTCCAAGCTTCACAAGTTCCCCGCGTCTGGCTGGTATAAGGTGTCTGGGGATTTCTGTTATTTCAGAGAGCTCCCTATCTGACAGGGGGCCTATTTGCTCCAGTGCTAACTTCACTTTTTCCATCTGAGTTATTCCTTGCTTGAAAGTCAGATTCTTAAAAGCTCGGGATGAGTTTGTGCTGATCATTGGTATGCTTGTAAATTGGTAATATTGTTTTTATAAAGCTCCGTACCGTTGTATGTGACATCGAAAAAGAAAAGCATCTTCTTCTCACTGTCGCATCTTTTGAATGCTGTAAGATCTGACAAATAGGAGTAGGCAATCTGAAGCTTTGGCTTCAGTTCTGGCTTTGTTTCATGGGCATCTTTGAAGAATTTGAGCCATCTTCCTTTCTGCGAATTGTCAAGAACGATCTCGAGTTCTTTTGCATACCTGAATGCTTCTTCCTGCCATGGTCTTGAGATACCGCGCGTCGCTTTGAATGTCATGCCCTTTGCGAGTTGGTCTCGGACATCTGTGAAATTTGGTGCAGATTCTTCCTTTTTTTCTTCTGGTTTTTCTGCTAAAACTGGCGGAGCAGATTCCCCAGTATTTATATTGGTTATTGGTTTATGGTTATTGGTTAGCATTAGGGTTGGCATAGGGGGGCTATTTTTCTCCTGTCGTGTGGCTCTGTTTCCCCATCGCTTTTCTGCACCTTTTTTCCCATCGGTTATAAAGGCTTTACTTTTGGCTATCTCTTTATCGCATCGAATATGCGTCCATTTCCCACTCTTATTTTTGAAGAATTCATTCAAGATATTTGAAGTAGTCTGCACTTCGATTTCGGTCCGAGCTCCTACAAGTCTTGCCACTTGTTTGATTTCTTTTGGAATCTCACCGTCTCTCGAGTAGTAAAGGTCTATCAGTCGACGGTATATGCCGTCTTCTAGCACTGTTAAATGTGCCGTATCTTTGATGTAATCTCCGATGTGGTGCTGATAATATTTCATGTCGGTAGCCACGAATACAATTTATAAGTTGCGACACCCCAAGTCAGGTCCGGTAGAGATGACGAAAACAGTCGAAAATCTCAAGCATTGCACAAGGTCTGTAATCACCCCATGGTTTGCTTATTAGTGGTCCCTGACTTGTAAATGTGCTTTGCTACTTTTTGATAGCCAGCAAGCCGTCCCTCGTCGTCCCCCTAACTAGACGACCTGCTGGCTACCCATCATCTGCGGGCCTACTACACCCTTGTTAATAGCTAATGATGAGTCGCTTTTGTTTGTCGGAATACCGTTGTTGTCAATGATCCATTCGTGAACTGCATCAAGATGCTTGCAATTTCTTTTGAATACGAACCTTGGGCATGTACATTTCCAGTTCCCATACACATCTTTGATGACTGTGTATGTCTTACCTACTTCTGAATTACTTGGAACTTGGAAAAATAGTGCTCTCATGGTTAGTTCTTGAATAAACAATTGACACCGTAATTACATCTCGGATTCGTGCATCGTCCGTGATCATCAAGCCCGCCTGTAAAATCTCCGCGCTCTATGATCTCGATGCCTTTGGCTATCCATTCCTTGGCCTCTTCGCGGTCTTTGTCAGTCATCTGCACAATGACAGTCTTCGGCTTCTGTGTGACCCATTTCTCGGGCTGTCTTGCACAAGTGATGAGCACTCCTTCAACCATGTCGGGCCTACCGAGGGCATAGACTTTGCGTTGCATGAGACTCGCATACTTACCCGCGGTCCAGAGCGTTGAACTACTCTTAATCTCGAGCATCTGCTTGGTTTGTAAATTGAATCCGTCCATGTATCCGCGCACCCTATATTCCGGACTCACATTGATGAAGAACTCTGTGCGCTTGTCGAAATCTTCTTCTTCCACAATTGGAAAGTGGAAGGTGATGTGCTCAAGTCTCGGGTCCTTCTTGCGACCTGATACATGGTCCTGAATAATGCGATGGGCAAGCTTTCCTTCAGTGAAGTAGTCGTGTTCCTCTTGTTTGATCCCCATCGTTTTATTGATCCAGTTGTGGGACGCCTCATAGAGCATGTTGATTGACGAATAACTCAGTGTGATCATGTACGTGTAATTGAATTGGCAATATCAATCGAAACTTCCATAAACTCTTTGCTGGTCATATCCTTGTGGTTGCTTTTATAGACCCCATATGCTGACCCTTCCGTAAATGTGAATATGATCCTGTTGCTGAATAGCTCGACATTCTTCACCTTATCTGTGGTGAATGACATCTCAGAGTGACCATACTCCTGGAGTTCGACTATAGTTATTTTGTCTCGTGTGAGAGTGATCATTGTTTTAATCTGCGAACTGATAGATATTCGGTAACATTCACACCAGGGATAACCACACCACTCGTATGCAACGACTTGAGAATCTTTGTATCAATGGCCTCACACACAGCTCCAAGGGCACGCGCATCTTCGAGTGTGGTCTTTGTGAACGACACACGCTTGGCCTTTGACACCGAGTAGTCAGCTATCACTTCGGCATCTGATTTCATCGTTGCCATGAGTGATGTTTTTATTGCTTCCTGTTCGGCTTCAATGGCTTCAAGTACGATGTTGAGCGCTTCATATCGCTTCACCATTTCTTCTCGAGTCATAACTGCGAGCTGTTCAGGGGTTAGAAAATTGAGTGTGTTATCCATTGGTTGGTGCTTGTACAACTGTTATTTTTGATTTCATGAGCTCCTTGATCTTCAGCGTTGCGTCCTCATATGTGATGCCTTCTACCACTTCACCGCCGAGCGTCTCGATTGTTTTCATCTGCTCTGGTGTTGCTGGCTTTGATGCTTTTTCAGGAGCTACTTTTGTCTCAAGACTTGGGACAGTTTTCACTTCGCCGGATATAACCGGGCCCATATCGTCTGCGACTTCTGCAATGTCTGTTGCAGAGCCTAGAACCTCTGGGACATAGGTCTTGATAAGAAGTGAGAGCACGCCATATCGGAGCTTGAGCTTTCTATTTGCACCCTCGAGCCATCCCGGCTTCAAGTTGCCGTTGTAGTCTTTGGTCCATCCAGACTTTGAAGCTTCGTCAAAGGTGAGAGTGTCGCTGTACTTCTCATTGCCTTTGGTGATTGTGGCTGTGCATGTGTTTGGTGTGTCACGAAACTCAAGCATCCATCCATGCTCACGAAGTCTTCGCGTTGTGGCAACTCCGAATATGTTTATAATCCCCTTCACAAAGTAGAAGGATTTGATGGACTCAATTGGGCCCATGCCCATCTCTCGTCCGGCTTGCATCTTCATGATGAGTGTCCCGGCATTTTCAGATTGTGATAGTGCTTTTGACTCCACAAACTTTTGTGCCATACCAGTCATCTGGGCCCATACAATTGGGTCAAAGAAATCTGTGCGGATTTGCGATGCCTTTTGTGGCACGATCTCCTTGATTTCTTGTGGTTGATTCTGTACCATTTGTTCATTCATAGAATTGATTCGAATACCTCGTTATCGCGAGGTTATTTTTTAACTTCGTAACTTGTTTGGAACTTCAAAGTTGATACTGCTTCGGGATTTGAAACGGTGATCTGTATCGCCTTCCAGTTCTTGATGCACCAGTTTGCTGAGATCGCGAGTATCACGACTGTCATGCCTGTTAAAAGACCCTTTATGTAACCAGACCAGTAACTAGGAACGCGATAAAGGGGATTTGTGGGAAATAGCTTCATTTGGTTAATTCACCTCCTTTCTTGTATTTGGTGGGGATGAACTTGTACTTTGAGCCTATGCGTATCCAGCTCTCAATCGCTCCGCGTGATATACCGAGAATCTCACCCACTGCTCGGTAGTTTTGATACTTCTGTTCGATGTAGGGGAAGAGGGAGACGAGGACGGTAGCCTTTTGTTTTATATTCTCATGCTCGATCGCGTCGACAAGTCTGCGGAAATCTTGTGAGGTAATGGGGTTTTGGTTAGACGACTGACCACTGGACTGTACGCTTTGTACGTCTGTGATATAATCTTCTCGTTCTGGTTGGTTAGACATAGGTGTATCTGAGTTGCTTCAAATACTCCTTCTAGTCTTTCAACCATATTGGGGTCATAACCCATGTGGTTGTAGAAGTCTTAGAGGAGATCTAATTCGAAGCGTAATGTTAATGTAACTCTCTCATATTACACCTGCTATTGATACCTGTCAAGGGGTAAAATATACACGCAGATACGGAGCGTCTAAATGCTCCCAATCGCGTCCAACACTCCTGATGTTCTCATAGTAAAACAAACTTGCAAAGGGTTTGTAAATCTATATGATGGTGACAATTGTCTAAGTAACTATAACCCTTGATTATGTTTCCTATTACATGGGATGAGATAGCACCATATTTGTATACAGAGTGTAAGATTTCGCGCAAGCGGAATGACGTGGTATCGCGCTTCAATAAGGTAGCTCGCTACTTCGCGGATAAAGAGTTTAACCGCATGAATGTGATGAGAATGTTTGACGAGCTCCAAGCGTCAAAACTCCGACACTCCACACTAAACAATCTCCTCGGAGTTGTGAAGCATTGTTCCGCGTTCCTAGTATATGCGGAACGTGCACAGAAGGACTTCATGATGAACTTCTCCTATTACGAGAAACAAGCCTGTATGCTCGATGTGTTGACCGATGAAGAGGTGGCAAGGCTCATTGATGTCAAATTGCCTAGATCACGCGATACTGACTATATAAATGAGAAATATGCCCTAATTATTGAGATTTTGAGCATATATACACTTCGTATCTCGGAGCTTGCGAATATTGAATGGGACCATGGCTACAATGGCGCCGAGTTTATTATCTACGAAGGCAAGACATTTTCGGCAAGTCGGAAGCTTGAGGTATTACCGTATCTCATCCCGAGAATAAACAAACTACGAAGGTATGACCACAACTTTGTATTCGGTGGGCCCAAGGGAAAGCTTCTTGATGCTACTATCAATCAGGAGTTGAAGCAGAGGTGTATTGCTTGTGGCATATCAAAAAAGATTGCTGCACATTCTCTCCGCAGATCTTCGATCACGAACTATATTGAGAAAAATATCGACTGGATGAAGCTTCTGAAAATTACAGGACATAAAGACGCCAACAGCTTGAATAGGTATAACCATCTCGCTTTTAGAGCAGTCACTGGAGTGCTTGAATCAAGTCACATGGCAACACGGCACTGGACCATCGATAGGCTCAAGAAGAAATATAGAGAATATCTGAACACCATGAAAGAAGCACCATGTAGTCAGTATCTTGTGCAAGGGAAGAAGTTTGTGGTCCTCATGGGGTCAGAATGTGTGGATGCACTGCCAATGTATTTGAGAGAAGCACTGGAGCGCGCAAGAAGTGATTCAACTATTGAACTTATGGACGAGAGCATTCACTACCCCAACAATCTCTAATGTTTGAAATTCAGTAATATCTTTGTATTCGTCATTTGCCGGGCGAAGAAATTTTCGCACCCCATCATCGATATAGTATTTGATTGTTTCTTTGCTGTCTACCCGGGCCAGTACGATGTCGCCACTATTTGCATATTGTGTTCGCTCGACTACGACGAGATCTTCATCATGTATCCCGGCGCCGATCATGCTATCACCTTTCGCGCGGATAATAAGAGTGCTGTCTGGTCTTCGCACGATGTGTTCCCAAAGAAATGCGGGATTGCCGTCTTCATATTCTTCAGTGGGTACTCCGGCGCGCGCTGATCCAAGTATCGGGAAATCAAAAAAGGGCTTTGTCGGAACATGATCGCGTCCGATCACGCGAACATAACCAGCTTTCACAAGTTTGCCATAGATGATCTCACATGATCTGCGACTCTTCTTACCAAAAACTTCGAGTGCTTCGGATAGTGTGGGTAGTTTGTAGTTATGTTTGTAGAAGATCTTCAACGTATTCAGCTTGTAGCGTAGGTCTTTGTCCATGAGTAAGAGTCTAGCAGACAATTGTCCCATGTGCAATATATAGAAGCTGTTGAACAAAATATCGCAATCTGATAATATGTGTATCAACCTACTACACCTCATATATAAGAGGATGTATTCTTCATTCCAAACTTTTTCTTCCAACCCGTCACCTATATACAACTATAGGGGCAAGGATTATCAATTCGTTGAGAGAGTCTCTATCGAAAGCGGAGGCTCATTCACAGATCCATCCGACAACAATCATGAAGTCGATATGGTGGCTGGGAATATTCAGCGCGAGCAAATATACTCGGTACTCTCACCAAAACAAAAGAAAGTCGCAGAACTTATTGAACGAGGATTTGACAGACGAATGATTGCAGTAGAAATGGGAGTGTGTTTACAAGCAATTCATCAGATGATAGGACGAATGCGCGACAGAATAAAATCTTCACAGTTTAACGAACAGAAGTATGGCACTCTTCGAAAGCGTGAGTTGATTCGAGGGATTATGTTCTTCTACTTCTTGACACTATGTCCGAAGAGACTCTGCTACGACGAGCTAATTGCAGTATGGAATACACACACTGTACTTCGTGATTATCAGTTGCTTGATGACCAGACAATGAGGCGACTATATAAGGATGTCTGTGACGAGCTATATGATTAATTAGTATGAAAAAGAAAAAGCAACGACGATCAACTGCTGTCAACATTAGCTACTATTCTCTCGAGCCTAACGAGAAACTGGCTATTGATATGCGTATTCAGAACTTCTCATCGAAGGACACTGCTGAAAAGTGCAATGTTGAAGAGCAAACTGTCAGGAAGTGGTTCATGAAAGGTGGTCGGTTATATTCTGCATACCTGTCGAGATCTTCTGAAGTGAATGAAGAAAGGAAGAGGCGCTTCGAAGATATTGATGAACAGATTCAAGATGCTGCAGCCGATGCAGTGCTTGCTCTTCGTGCAAAAATAAAGAGAGGAAATATATCAGCTGCAGAGATTATCCTCGAATACTCCGGGAAGCAACCTGCAAAGAAACTGGATGTCAAAACACCTCCACAAGTGAATGTCAATTTCGGAGATATACTCGATGAACTCACTCAATCTAAATCTAACAACGACAAGCAAGCAAATACCTAAACAGCGCCTTGTATGGCAACTCTTGCTTGATGAAGTCACTGAAGAAATAACCTTCGGGGGAGGTGCTGGAGGTGGTAAAACAAAGACTCTGTGTGAGTGGCTTCTATTCTCTGCTGTCCGGTATCCGAGAAGCAGATGGGGACTCGGAAGAAAAGATCTGACAGCTCTTCGCAAAACTACACTTCTGACCATGCTTGATGTACTTCGTGATAACGGATGGAGAGAGAAAGTGCACTATGAACTTGATTTTAGAGACAATCTTTTGAGACTGTACAACGACTCTGTGATATTTTTCCTCGATCTCGACTACTACCCGCATGATCCAGAATACGAAAGGCTCGGGTCCTATGAGTTGACAGGTGCTGGTGTTGATGAGGCGGGCCAGATAAGACATAAGTGCAAGGAGGTGCTGAAGACTCGTATTCGCTACAAGCTCGATGAATTTGGACTGGTTCCGAAGGTGCTCATGTCATGCAATCCCACAAAGAACTTCCTGTACCACGAGTTCTACAAACCTAGCAAAGAAGGAAAACTCGAAGCATCCCGGGCATTTGTGCAGATACTGGCCCGAGATAATCCATTCTTGCCGGCATCGTACATCAAGACACTGCAGAACATAAGAGACAAAGCAACTCGCGAGAGACTGTGGAATGGCAACTGGGAATTTGACGATGACCCGAATGCCCTATTTGCATATGATGCGATGACTGACTTGCCGACTAATCCAATAAAACACGAAGAGAAAGAGATCAAGCACATCATTGTCGATGCTGCGCGTCTCGGAGGTGATCTCATTGTAATGACAGTATGGCTCGGTCTTGAGCTTATAAAAGTAAAGGTAAAGAGCAAACAACGCACAGATGTCACAGAGACTGATATTCGGGCCCTTGCGATGGAGTATGGAGTCCCTATGAGTCGAGTGCTAGTCGATGAGGATGGTGTCGGTGGTGGCATAGTTGACCATTTGGGATGCAAAGGATTTCAGGGTGGAGGCTCTCCAATCGTACCCCCGGGCAATGATTACCTAGATGAAGAACAGAAGACATATCAGAGACCAAACTTCCTGAATCTTCGGGCCCAGTGTTATGTCAAACTCGCAGATCTTATGACTGAACGAAGCATCAAATTGTCTGACCTTTCAGAAGAACAACTGACACAACTATATGAAGAGCTCGGACAGGTGAAGATTGTGAATAGTGATAAGGATGGAAAACTTCGTGTCACTCCAAAGGATGAAATCAAGCAAGCTATTGGAAGATCTCCAGACATTGCTGATACGGTGATGATGCGCATGTATTTCGAACTTGAGCCAGACTACGTGCCACAGGTCGGCTGGTTATAGTCGATGTATAAGCGTACAGGGTGCACTTCGTACCATGAGTGAAATGTCTATCCTCGACTTATTTCGTAAAAAACAAGCGTCTGGTGCGGGCTTATTCGCACAACTAATTCAGGCAATAGCGCCGATGTTCCATGCCAGTGATTATCTAAAGTCATATAAAGGCTGGGTATATGCGTGCGTATCTGCAATTGCGGAAGATGTCTCAACCATTGATCTTGATCTTCAGGAGTATGTTGATGGTGAATGGGTAAAGGTAAAAAACGAAGAAGAGAATCCAATCATGAAGCCTCTCATCAATGTGAATGATTTCATGACATCTTCATACCTCCTATTTGGCACACAGGCATATAGAGAGCTCACAGGCGATGCATTCTGGCTACTTGAAAGAAACCTGAACGGCAATATCAAAGAAATCTGGCCACTTATACCCACACGAGTGATTGTTGTGACTGATGAAACGAAGTTCATCAAGGGATATAAGTACTCTACTGATAAAGGCAACATTGATTTACCTATTGAGAATGTTATCCACTTCAAGTCATTCAATCCAAACAACATGCATCGCGGTATGGGAACGATTGAAGCAGCAGCTCTTGCAATAGACATAGACAACTACAGTGCAGAATGGAACAAGAACTTCTTCTTCAATGCTGCAATCCCAAGTGGTATTGTGAAATTCCCGGGCAATGTACCTCCTGATCAATTGAAGTTAATCAAAGAAAACTGGAATGCAACACATCGCGGTGTCGATAGATCAAATGGCACAGCATTTCTGACAATGGGTGCAGACTTCGTGAAGCTTGCCACATCTCAAAAAGACATGGAGTTTTTGGAGCAAAGAAGATTCTCAAGAGATGAGATACTCGCTATGTTCAAAGTACCACGAACAGTGCTCGGTATCACAGATGATGTGAACCGTGCAAATGCGGAAGCCACTGAATATGTATTCGCAAAGCGTGTCATAAAGCCTAGAATGCAATTCATTGTCGACAATCTCAATGAGTTCTATATCCCACGATTTGACACAGGAAGCAAGAGATACAGATTCACCTTCAAAGATCCAGTGCCACAAAATAGAGAGCTGGTACTCAAGGAACGCGAGACAGGACTTCGCATGGGATACCTCACAGTAAATGAAGTACGCAAAGAAGATGGACTTCCTCCGATTGATGGTGGTGATACAGCGTACTCTAATCCGGGCGCCTTGCCAATTGGTGATGTGCAACCAGCGAAGAGACTCAATGCTCCAATGAAAAAGGAAGTAATCAAAGTGGATGACAATACGAATATATATATAAAATCTCTTGGGACAAAGCTCGGAATAAAATCCGAAGACCAAACTCCAGAAGAGAAGCAGAAAGATTCAGCAGAAGCATTTGTGCAGAAGAGAATCCAATACATTGCACAGGAAATTCCGAAGCGTCGCAAAGAATTTCAGAAACTATTTGTTGAATTTGGAGATGAGATAGTGAAGGAATTGCACAAGCAAAAGAGTGTTCAGAAATCACTACTTGATGACATCTTCGCAGTCGTTGTCACACTTGCCAAACCATTTGCAAACAAAGTGAAGAGATCGATCACAGACACTCTCACAGATGGTGTGAACTATTCGGGCCAGAGAACAATCGATCAGATAGGTGTCGATGTTGCATTTGATCAAGAGGACCCGAGAGTGCGTGCATGGCTTGATGAGAATGCCCTCGCACATGCCACATCAATTGTGGACACCATGAAAGATGATCTCCGGGCATATATCTCAACTGCAGTCGGTGATGGTGGGACTGTTCAAGATGTCGCTTCAAAACTTGGTGAGTTCTTCGATGAGCAATCAAAGTGGCGTGCAATGCGAATCGCTCGCACTGAAGTCATAAGCGGATATGCAAAGGGAAGTCTCGAAGGCGCAGTGCAATCAAAAGCAGTCGATCAGAAGAGATGGGCCACAGTGGGTGATGACAAGGTATCTGACATGGATATGGAGAACGAAGCCGAGGGATGGGTGGCACTTGATCACACCTTCTCATCCGGTGACGATGCTCCCGCATCACATCCAAATTGTCGGTGTCGTCTCTATTACAAGTAAATGTATAAGCATTCAAATATAAATTCATACCCTTTGCATAATATGTTCATCCGAAAGACTTTTTCAATCATCGAGACAAAAGCAGTTGAAGGCGAAGATCGATCACTCGTTGTGAAGATTTCAACCAACACCGAAGATAGATCGAAAGACATTATGCAACCAACTGGCGTGATGCTCGACAACTACATGAAGAATCCAGTCGTTGCTGCATTTCATCGCTATGATCAACCAGCAATCGGCACAGCTTCAGACATACAGGTTGATGAAACAGGAATCAGTGCAAAGGTGACATTCGCAAAGCAAGGTGTATATGGACTCGCTGACACACTCTTCGAGCTATACAAAGCTGGAATACAGCGTGGATGGTCAATAGGGTTTATTCCTGAAGAATGGAAAGAAAAACAAGGTGGTGGATATGAGTTCACAAAATGGCAGCTCCTAGAGTTTTCAGCTGTTGTGGTTCCTGATAATCCAGATGCACTCACAATGGCAAAGAGCAAAGGAATTGACATGAAGCTTATCGAGGAAGAGATTGAAAAGATGAAAGCGAAGCCAGTCAAAACAATGGAAGTAGATAGTAAGCAAAACAAGATCATCTTCAATATGACAGATGGAGAAAAGAAAGAGTTTGAAGCAGACGAAACGCTCATGGCCCACTTCAAAGAACTTCATGAAGCATATGCAACAGTCAAGGAAGGTCGCGTGCTTTCTGAAGCAAACAAGAAAATTGTCGGTGATGCAATGAGCCAAATGAAGGAAGCTATATCAGCTCTCGAAAAACTGATGGAAGCAACACAAAAAGATGTCAAAGTTGAAGATAAAAAGCCAGAAGGATTCATGGGTGACCTCGACAACGTGCGAAAGCAAGCTGTCAAATTAGATCAACAGGTCGGTCAATTCCTAAAGGCAATCAAATCGTAGTTCCTAATTATTAGTTATTTTTTTGAATATGGACGAACAAACAAAAGCCACAATTCAAAAGGTTGTTGAACTGGTAACTCCAGCAGTAACCGAAGCCGTAATCGGTAAGATAAAAGAAGACGTAACCGTCAAATCAGCCATCCATGGCGCTCCTGATGAGAAACAGGAAATGTTAAAAAAGTCAGCTGAAGCATTTCAGAAACTTGCACGAGGAGAAGTAAAAGCTCTTACGACAGGTGGATCAACAGCAGGTGCAGAACTTGTACCCACAGTTGTTGCGGATCAGCTCATTCACACTGCAGAAAAAGTCGGACTCGTTCGACAATATGCAAATAGATGGCCCATGTCATCTGTGAAAGAGAATGTTCCAAGTGCTTCGTCTGTAAGTGCATATCGCATAGTCGAAGGCAATAAGATCAGCTCTTCTACTCCAACGACTGGAGCAGTGAGTCTTGATGCAAAGACTGTCGGTGTCCTTATCCCGATCTCAAAGAAACTCTTGATTGGTGCAACTCCAGCTCTTGTCTCAAGACTAACAACTCTTGCAGGTGAGGCTCTTGCAAAGCTCGAGGATCAATGGGCCCTTTTGGGACTCGGTGTGGGTGAAGGTGTTTTCCAACACGCTTCAGTTCCCGGTGTAACCATGGGAAGCGGTGACGCAACCTATGCCAAAGCTGATGCTGAAGATCTGCTTGATGTCATGGACAAAATTGATGCCAACATCATCGGAAATTCAAGCCTTAGATTTGTGTTACATCCAACTGTGTTGAATGTATTCCGCAGACTACGCGCAGCAGTGAGTACTGACAAGCAAGGATTCTTGCTCCAAGGTTTCGGTGAGGCAACTCCCGCAACTCTCTGGGACATTCCTTACTCGTTGAGCCCTGTCATGCCAAACACAGCGGAAGAATCACAAGCTGGGAAGAAATTCCTCGGACTTGTTGACTTCAACAACGTGATGTACGGTGACTTGAAGAACTACACGTTCTCTATCTCTGATCAGGCAACCATAACTGACACGAACGGTTCTACCCTAATAAACCTGTTCGAGCAAGAAATGGTCGCGCTAAAGGTCTCTGGAGAGATCGACATTCAGCTATCAGAAGCCACAAAAGCTTTTGCTTACCTGAAGACAGCAGCTTCCTAAAGTTGACTCAACCACTGGCTCCGGGAATACCGGGGCCAGAATTGAGTTAATTTTTTCAATATATACCTATGAAAGTACTTGCAAAAGAAACAGTATCGATGAGAGATGTTGACGGTACGATGCACAATCTCGTGAAAGGGAATGAATACAACATTCCAGCAGAGATCGCATATGGTGTCGGTTCAGCTGTTGAGATAATCGATGTGCCACAACCAGCACCAGCGAATGTACCAGAGACAAAAGATATTCCAGAGCCTCCAAGGAATAAAATGGTGAAGAAACCCGGACGAAGAAAATAACAATAGATCTCTATCATGAGACTAGCCGTAAGGATTCAAACTAAAGGCACACGAGAGCGATGGACAGACATTCTTCTTGAGCTTCTTGAACTCGAGATCTATTCCAAAAAACTCGACATGAGTATTCAGATTATTCAGGACAATAATCTGTGGAAGTCGTGCAAAAAGTCACTGCTATCTACTGATCAAGGTGACACTCATGTTCTCGTACTCCAAGATGATGTGCTCCCCTGTGCTGATTTCGTCGAGACTGCACTCCACATTGCGCAGTTATTGCCGAATGACCCGGTGACATTCTTCTCAAACTCCGAATCAATAAGCCATGCACTACAAAATAATATCCACTGGGCCACTCTGAAGGTATGGTTCATGGCTCAAAGCTACATGATGCCAGTCGCAATAGCGAAAGATCTCGTTGAGTGGGTAGATGAGTACTGCAAGCCAGACATGACACACGATGATGATCGAATGGCAACCTATATGTGGTATCACTCACAAAAAGTATATGCCACTGCTCCATCACTTGTCGAACATATGGGGTGGAATGCAACAACCTTGAAAACTTATCAGCCACAATTCACATTTGAGCCACGGCTTCGAATGGCGAGATCATATATAGGATTTGAAAACTCTGCAAAGAAGATTGACTGGAAGGCAACACTCGAGAAAGCTGTTGCAGATAATGAAGGAAGCAATTCGCAGTTCTGCTCGAACCTCCGGAAGGCATACAGCCAAGGCTGATGTATAAAGAAATGAGCAAAAAACATGACAATGGGGATATATGTCCTACATCACAAACTCTGACGTACAAACATTTCTCGAGATTACTTTCTCAACACCAGAAGGTAATGCTATGACTCCAGTGCTTGCAGCTCTTGAGCTTGCAGCGAATGCATACATGGGCCGATCATTTGGTGCTGGTCCACAGACTGAATACTTTGATGGCAATACTCACATGTTCGTGCTCTCGAAAGGTCCAGCAACGGCCATCACATCAATTGAAATCGATGATCAGGCTATCGAAGCCGATGACATCCACAACTATGGAAACTACGTGAAGCTTGATTATAGGGCCACTCCCGGGCATCAAAATGTGAAGATTGTATATACATGCTCTACGGATGTACCAGCCGATGTGAAGCAGGCACTAGTTCAATGGGCTGCAAACATATTCAAAAGTCATAAAGAAGGGGGCAAGTCAATATCTCGAGTATCTATCGGGCCGATGTCAGTTGATTACAAAATGTCCGAGAAGGCAAGCGAGATGCCTGACTTCGTGCGGATGGTCCTCGATAGTTACAAACTTATTGCTGTCATCTAATGTTCCCAATCACATACACCATTGATATTGCACATCTCACCACAGCTTCCGGTATAGACAAGCATGAGACAACTGCGAGCATAACAGGCGTACAAGCGACTATCGTGCCAGCAGGGCCCGAAATTCTTTCAATTTACCCGGGCCAGATGACATACCAGATGTTCAGTATGTATCTATACAAAAATATCGACATTCGAAATGGTGACAAGGTGACATCTGGATCTGACTCATGGATAGTTCGAAATGCACCATCACCATACAAAGCATGGGGATACGAAGTCACAGAAGTTGTACTTGAGAAAGTATGGGGGACTTAATATGGCATACAATTTTTCATTTTCCATCGAAGGGGCATCTGAATTTGTAAAGAAAGTCAAAGACTCAAAGGATATATTTGAGAAGAACATTTCAATTGGGTTAGTAAAGGCTGGTCACAGAGTAGTTGAAGCAGCGGGTACGAAAGCACCATACAAAACAGGAGCGTTGAGAGGTTCTATAAATGTCGGCACTCCATACTCAACAGGAAACAATATGAAGGTGGCTGTCGGCACGAAACTAAAGTACGCAAGGGCCCAAGAATATGGGACCAGAGGGATGTTGATTCATGCGCGAAGCAAGAATGGGAAAGCTTACTCATATACTGGGAACATTAAAGGGAAGAGATATTTTGAGACTGGTGTCAACGAGAGCAAAGGCATCGTGAGAGAGATCATTGATGATGCAGTCGATAAAGCAGTACGAGAATTAATTTCATAAACATATGTCATACACAAACATCGGTACAGCAATCTATAACATAATAAATGGCATAAAAGCAGCAGCCGGTATTGCTGTTGTTTTCAACCATAATGAAAAGAGCCTAGCACAATATCCATGTGTCACCATCTCTGCAGTAGGTCATGGTGGGGAATTCTCTGACACAGCTGCGAATATGAGAACTTATGTATTTGCGATTAGATTGAGTGTCAGGGCCGAGACAGACTCAACAGCTGAATCACAAATCAGAACAATCACAGATGCGATTATTTCGGCCATAGAAGCGAACACAGCACTATCTGGTGCCTGTGACTGGTCAGAGCCATCGGAGGGCTCTATCTCTTACCAGAATAACGAAATACCTGTGCTCATGTGCGAGATGATGGTGAAGTGCTATAAAAGGACAGTTGTTAGATAAATGTATAAGAGTTTATAGTTCAGTATCTACTATAAACGTATGAAGTACAAATACACAGGATCGACAGTCATCAATATCCCCTACGTCGGTACATTTGAACCCGGCAAGGAATATGATGTAGAAAAGGAAATAAATCATCCAGACTTTGAGCTATTAGAAAAGCCCAAAGCACCTATAAATTCAAAATCCAAAAAATGAGCAGCGGAATATTGTCAAAAATATCATTCAAGATTGAAAGTGCGTGGGGTACAGCAGTTGTCCCTGATAAATCACTAGCAGTTCATGCGGGTGACGGTATACAAACTGATAACGATGTGCAAATGCCCGCAAGTATTAAGGCACAACTTGCAAAAAACAGCACTGCATTCATCGGGGCCCGAAAGCATGAAGGCTCATTCGATGTGGATTTCGTACCCGGATATATCGGATATTTCCTGAAGTCACTTTTTGGAAGTCTCACATCTGGTACAAAGGCTGGAGAGACGATCGTATACGAACACGCTCTTGCAGAAGCAGAAGTAAAACCATCACTCACAATCGAGCAATCAGTCGGAGAAATTACTCGCAGATTCGCAGGTGTTATCGTAACAGGAATGAAACTTGCCAGCAAAACAGGCGCAGCGGTCACGGCTTCTTTCAATGTGAAAGCAAAGTCCACAGCAACAGCAACTGCAATCACGCCAGCATATGAGACAGTACGCCCATTCAACTTCGCAGATTGTGCGACAGCGACAGGATTCAAAATCGGTGGCACGGCTTTTGATGAAGTCGAGGCTTTCGAAATAGAGTTCAAGAATGGTGTTGAGATGAGTCACGCTCATGGATCTGCTGACCCATCCTTCAACTTCATCTCTGGTGGTCATGAGGTAAGTGGTAAGGTTGATTTATATCTCAATTCTGACAGTGCAGCCAAGTACACAGAATATTTGAACAATACACAGTCGTCAATTGAAGTTAATCTCATCGGAGATGCGATCGGTAGCTCTTCGACATACAAACTGAATCTCGTCATACCTCGTGTACATTTCAAGGCATCGAATTTCCCAATCAGTGAGAGTAAGAATATGATCACACTGGAGTTCGTAGGCGTATACGACACAGTAACAAGCAAGCTAATATCGGGAGTATTGACCAATTTGACAGCAGCATACACCTAATCTATGGACACAAAAGAAGTCGTCACAAACAAGGGATATAAAGCCATAATAACCACGAGGATTACTTCAAAAATCTATCGTGAAATACAAGCAGCTCTATATGAAGGTATGGAGGTCAAACCAAATAGTGGTAAGTTCTCAATGACGCTTGCAGGCGTCTCAAAACAACAGGAGAAAGCTATGGAATTGCTCCTTATCTCGATCACTGACCCAGAGAACAAGACAGTTTCGGGCCCAGATGCATACAAATTCCTCCAGAACATGGAAGACTTTATGGATGCTGAACAGATCTATAGTGCAGTTGAATCAATATCTTCCGCGGTCCCTTTAGGAAAGAAGTAAAGGCCGAGCTTGATGAGCAAGTCTTCAAATTCCATCGGAATAAGGGTGGAGTACTAAGTGATAAAATGCTTCTGATTTACTTGTGTGACACTCTGCACGTCACTCTTACTGAACTCGAACAACAACCGCAATGGTGGATTGATCATATGATGATATGGTTGAACCAGAAGGCAAAGGTGGACGAAATTGAGAGTAAGAAATGATTTGCACTTGAAATCTAGAATAGAAACTGACATATTGTTAGTTATAATACAAATATGGCTATAAAAATAGTCGGGCAAGCCAATCCAGTACAGGAGAGCGACGCGCCCGAGAAAATAACACTCGACATCGACAATGGAGATTTAGAGGTCCTCAACAATCTTCAAGAGGAATGGAACTTCGTAGACACTCCAAGTGTATTGCGTTTTGCATTGGCTGTCCTGAAAAAAGCAGTAAATAAAAAAGTATATATTGATCAAGAAGGAAAGCCGATTGCGGTCACTCCGGGCGACAAACTTCTTAAGTCTCAACCATCACCTAGTCAAGCAATTTGATAAAAACAATGGCTAAAGCAAACAATAAAAACCACTCTTCAGACTTCAATGAGGAGGAGCTTGTCAATGTGGATCAACACAAAGCCGATATTGACAAAATACATGAAAGACTTACTAAACTAGAAACTAAATTTGGGACAAATGAGTGCATTGCAGACACAATATTTAGTGTCACTGAAAGAGATACCAAAATGCAAAAGATGCTGTCCGATGTTGTTATAAGACTAATAGGAAGTGACATCAAGGTTCGAGATAGTATTTCGAAGTATTTGGATGAAGCTGATAAAAGAAATTTCGCAGTGTTTGGGAATAGAATAGGATTCGCTTTGTGGAGTATTGCTCTTTTGATCATTGGGGCAATTCTGCAACCCATAGTGCAAAGCATGATGAAACTGCCAAAATAAATCCCCTTGGATTTCAACATATCGTCCCCTAATGTGGCTTATTGACACCGCACGCTACAGAAACGACCAAGGGTAATATATTATATAGATTTATTTTAGTTTTTTCTTTCCTACTTTACCTGAGTATGGATTAACATTGCCCTTGGTAGAGTAGTTGTCGAGCTTCGTCTTGTTTGGGGCTGTCTTGTAATATGGCTGTACAATCTTCCCCTTTTTGGTGGTGTAGCCTTTCACTTTGACGGACTTGGCATCAACGGCTGCCAATGAGAACTGCATGAATACTGCGAGCGACAACACTAGAGCGATGAGCTTTCTCATAGATATAAAATTGAACTATTAGAGTTTCTCAACAGTTGAATCTACACCTAATCGTTAAGGTGTTGAATAGCATAGTCTGCCTCTGCTTCTGTGAACTTCTCGCCAGAACTTGACACTAGTTGACTACGGATTGCAGCTGGTGACATGCTCATGGTGTCCTGATAGGTCTTTGCTTTGGCTAGAGCATTTGTGTTCCAGTCTGCGGTTACGTTGTCTATTGCGTATTGTGCGGCTTCGGGTGAAAACTTTTCACCAAACTCTGCAACAAGCTGGTCATAGACACCTTGCTTAGACATGTGCATAGTGCTGGAGTATGAGTTGGCTTTCCTAAGAGCTGATCTATATTCTGGCGGTACAATCGGTTCGTTTTTGGTCTCTGCTTTGCTTGTTTCTGTTTGTTGTGTCGGTTCTTGTTTTACTTCTTCTTTTATCTCCACAACTTCTATAGTGGGGCTTGGAAATGTTACCTTCGTGACTGATGTAGAACTGGTCGTTATTGATGTCTTCTGTTGACTATACGCAAAGGAGTTAATCCATATTACATATGTAATAAAACAACCCGTAACAATCCACTTTGCTGTTTTTGACCATTTAGCATGTTTCCACATGAGGTATATACCGACGGGGAAGAAGAAAATTAGAAGCAAGACGATTCCGCTATCTTTCTGGTACCACTTCTTTTTTATAACCACACTAGGGGTTAGTTTGGGTTGGTTTTGGTCCATGAGTATCTATTGTATAACAAAATCTAATTTCTTACACACAATATGATATATGGACAAAGTACTTCAGATCGTACTCCAGGCACGAGACGATGCAACTGAAAAAATAGAAAAGATGGGAGACAGCCTCCAGAAGGCTGCGGATAATGGTGAAAAAATGGCAGAAAAAATGCGTCAGGCTGGTGCAGTCATGGGCGGATTCGCAGTGGCTGGCCTAGGCACTATGACCGTTTGGGCCAAGGCCGCGATGGATGCAGAGGTGGAAACCGCAAAGTATGAACGAACACTCAAGAACGCCGCAGAGCTCATGAAAACAACCACGCAGACTGTCAAAGGTAACGAGGTGGCTCTCAAGGCCCAAGAGGCCGCACTAAAAAGTCAAATCGACACAAAAGAAATACAAATCAAACAGCTTCGACTTGCTGATGGTGATCACAAGGATGAAATTCGCAACATAGAAAGGGAAATTCTTGCTCTCGACGAACAAACGAGATCAATAAAAAACTCTGTTGTAGTTAAAGATTCCGTAATCGAAGTCGCAAATAGGTCTGCAATGTCGTATGAAAAGCTAAAGGACGAAATCAAAAAAGTTGCAGATGCGTATGTCTTACTCGCATTCGATGATGAGGAAACCTCTACTGTGATGGCTAAAAACATAATGATTACCAAAGACCTCGCGGAGTCAAAAAAGTTACTCGCCATTGAAGCCGACCTTGCAAGATATGCAAGTATAGATCTCACTTCAGCACAAAAGGCTATGGCAGTAGCACTACAAACTGGAAATATCAAGGCGCTTCGAGATCTCAATGTCGAGATACGTGAAGGAGCATCCCAACAGGAGATTATGGAAGAGGTTTACAAGAGAGTGAATGGACAGGCTAAGGACTATACAAAAACTCATGAGGGGATGATAGCAGTGTTGAAGGGAGTATCTGACAACCTACAGGAAGCGCTTGGTGATAGGATTTTGAAGGTAGCAGAACCATTATTTAAAATGCTCACTGACCTAGCCGTAAAAATAAAAGAGCTTCCAGAATCAACACTCGATCTTATTGCAAAAATAGTTGTGCTGGGAACTACTTTTGCATCAGTGGCAGCGCCCCTTTTATTGTTTGCTGGAAATTGGAAGTCTATTCAATTATTCCTGATAACCGCAGGTGAGGCTATGATGGGAGTGTTGCCTATATTGGCGCTCGTAGTTGGTGCCGCGTATTTACTCTACCAAGCATGGACGAACAATTTCGGAGGTATTCAGGAGAAAACCCAAGCAGCTGCTGAAATGATTGGCGGCGCTATTAGTAAGTTAATCCCATTCCTGACAGATTTGTGGAATAAATTCCTAGTCATTGGTGATTACGTGATGCGGGAACTATGGCCCATCTTCGTATTCTTCGGCAACATAATAAAAGATTTCGGAGGGGCATTGATGAAAGAACTCATGCCAATACTGAAATACACTTGGGACAATCTAAAGGCACTCGGTGAAAAACTATTAGAAATCTGGAATATTATTTCGCCTCTCGTAATTCCAGCTCTGAAAGTGCTCGCTGTGGTGTTTGGAGTATTAATACTGGGCTCGATAGGACTTGTTATTGGAGTCATCGTTGGTCTTGTAGGATTATTCAATGGGCTTATCTGGGTTGTTAGGCTTGTAGCAGATGCTTTTCAAAAATGGCTTGAGGATATGGGCAAAAAAATACAGCCAACTATCGAGTTTGTGAAGACTCTAATTGAAAATATAAAGTGGGTTATTAACAATGTGGGAAAGATGGGAGACAACCTAACTAATGCATTAAGTAACTTTGGTATAAAGATGCACTTTGCAGATGGTGGGTATGTACCCTCCACTGGTCCCGCGATAGTTCATCAAGGAGAGTATGTCCTCTCAAACGCTATGCTCTCAGGAAGACAATCAATAGATAGTCGAATACTATCTGCACTCGGCAATGGTGGTGGTCGCAGTGTGACAATCAATCTCGGTGGTGTGAGTGTGAACAACAAGAGTGATGCTGACTATCTCGTGTCGCAACTCTCCTATCAACTCCGATCATCGGGTGGCATGTAGTGTATAAGAGTAGGACTCCGAATGCGTACCATGAGTGATACATGATCACTAAACTCGAAATAGAACAGCTACTCGGTAGCTTCTACACAATTGACAATGTTCTGGGGCCCATATACCTCGATACTGTTGAGGGCTTTGGTATACCAGAAAGCAACTCGGTCATCTACGATCTACCATATGAACACGGTGCTCGCTTTGTATTCCAAAAATATGGTGCACGAAGACTCACAATAGCAGGCTATGTGACAGGCGCCACAATCGCACAGTTTGCAGAGAACAGACAAGATCTCGCACAAGCTTTTGCATTCGATAAAGAACAGCGAACACTACGAATCACAAATGATTATGGAGATGTACTTGTGGCTGAAGTAAGCCCTATATCTGCACTTTCATTCGATGTGCGCGCAGGTCAAGTCAATGCATGTAGGTTCTCAATATCTCTTGTATGTCCTGATGGGATATTCTATACCGAATCTGCAACTGTATCTTCGGCTGGTGTCACTGTCTTGTCTGGTGGTAGCGCGATACCCACAGCCATTCCGATGAATCTCTCAAGCTCTCCATCATCAAATGTCATCACGATCACAAATACAGGGAGTGCTCCAGTCTATCCTGATCAAATAAAACTTGTCGGGCCCGGGACAAACTTCACAATCACAAATCGCACAACTGGTGAAGATGTCCAACTCAATACAGCTTTGACTTCTGCACAGCATGCAATCATTGATCTGTCTCGTCGTACTGCAGTGCGTGATGACAACACAAACCTATATTCATATCTAACAGGGACCTATTGGAAACTACAGCCCGGCGCGAACATTATCACACTAGCGGTAGGGAGTGGTTCAACAAGCGCAACACTACTAGAAATTACCGCACGAAGCGGATACTTTGGAATTTAACATGTCAGCATATAAGATCGTCATTAAAGACAATTCAGGAAATTCAATCGGAGAGTTTGATCGCTTCTCTGATCTCACCTTTTCTCGGGTCCTGAATCGTGAAGGTGCGTGTAGCTTTTCTATCCCACTTGAAGACATAAAAACAGCCAATGCATTCATACAGTTGGGGCTCTACAGAGTGTACATCTACCGAGGTATTGATCTTGTGTGGGGTGGGTACATGGAAAGCTATGACGGCATTCTCCGAACTGATGCAACGACAATGAGGATACTCTGCAAGGGATTCTTCAATCTTCTGAAGAGTCGGTACACTGACAAACTTGTCACATATACAGGCATCGATGCCGGGGCTATTGCAGCAGATCTTATTGCCGATAGCGCTGCGAAAACGAATGGCACTCTTCCAATCACAGCAGGTACTATTCAAGCTAGCGTCAATCATGATCGCACATACGAGTTCAAGCAGATATATGAAGCTATAGTGCAATTGTCTGAAGTGAATTATGGATTTGATTTCGAAGTCACTCCAGCTGGGGTATTCAATGTGTATTATCCATACAAAGGCGCCGACAAATCAACCTCACATGTATTCAAGCTGGGACGAAATGTGGAGCGTATTCGGTATGTGAACACGGTCGAGAATATGTGCAATCAGGCAATAGTGATCGGAAGCTATGTGGGTGATGCTATGGTATACGCTGACAGGTCAAATACTGCACTCCAGACATCTTATAAACTATGGCAAAAAGTAATACCATATAAAGATGTAGAGGGTCAGGATAATCTTGATGCTAAGGGTGACGATGAACTTCTTCAGTACGGACTTCCAAGGCGCGAATATGAGGTGACACAATCCCATGGCTCTGATCCAGAGTGGCCTCTCATCGAAATCGGTGACTATGTGACGCTAGATGCAACTTCAGGATATATCCAAATCAATGATGTGGTTCGTGTGAAAGA